TCTAAAAACGCAAATAACACATACGAAGAAATGGAAAATGATATGGTGACTTTAAGTACTGACCTACAAGAGTTTTATGACCAAATATTTGACGATAATAAAAAGTTAGTAGAAAAATCATTTAAACCTGATTACTCATTTTCGATTGAATACCAAGATGAAGGTCTATATTATTCTCGTTTTATGAATGCAATGTATCAAAAAATATTAAACGATAAAGATAGTGTTATATTAAAACTATTAAATGATAGGTTAAGTGATATTAATAAATGGGATAGATATGTTAATAATCTTGTTGATGACTTACAAAAAGACTATGAAAAAGTACAAAGAAAAACTGAAAGAGAGTTAGATAGATTTAGTAAACGTAGTTCAGTTAGGAAGTTTAACGACTATTCACCATTTACTAAAGAAAAAGAAAGGATATTTTATTATATAAACGTACCTAAAGAGAACATAAATTCAGTTAGAGATGGGTACTTTAACGAACTGTATTCTGGATTAAATAAAGGCACTGCAGAATCATACAACGGAAAAGTAACATTTAATTAATTATGAGATATTGGAACAGATATACCGACTTTTTAGTTAACGGGCAGCAATCAGTAGTTCCGTTCGTTAGGATACCTTCAAAACCGTCAGATAAAAGATATATCTTTAGGACTGGTCGTAGTAGGTTAGATAAACTAAGTTATGAGTTTTATGACTCACCATATTTTGGTTGGTTAATATTGGCCGCAAATCCACAGTATGGTGGTTTAGAGTCTAATATACCTGATAACGCACTACTTTTTATACCGTTTCCTTTAACTAATTCATTACAAGATTATAAAGCAGCGGTAGAAAATCACTTCTTCTATTATGGCAGATAATAAATTTTTCGGTAACGATAAGGTTTATGTTGAAACCGAATATGATAATGTTGTACTCATTGACCCCAACAAAGTCGTAAACTCTGACGGTACGGTTCAAGAACGCAATGTCAAGCAAGAAAATTTAATAACCTACGCAAATTTAGAGGCCAGAGTAATACCAAGAACGAAATTAGCTATTGGGTCTAATTACTCGGATAGTGTTAAAAATGTGGGAGTGGCTCAATTAAAGGTTAACTTTATGGAAGGTAATCCACAAAATCAAAAAGAGCCCAATGTTAACTTAGGTGGAAAAGACTCTGAAGACCCAAAATATTTTGATTCTACATGGACTGACCAATTCCTACCTGGACAAAATAATATGGGGGAAAATGATATATTTAGTTCGGGAAGAGGTGTTGATACACAATTGTTAGGTATTACAAGAATCAATATAAAAATGAATCCTGCGTTCGTCCCTACAGTTACTATTGAAATGACTGATGTACAGGGGAGAGTTTTATTTGAAAGAGGTGATAAATCACCATATTCGATATTCATGAATTTACCGTATCCAATTTTTATTTTAACTGTAAAAGGTCATTATGGTAAGGCAATTAAGTTGGAGTTAATGTTAAAAGATTTTAATGCTAGATTTGAACCTTCAGACGGTAGTTATAAAATTACGACCTCATATGTTGCGAGGTCACACGCTTTCCTAAAAGATACTTTATTAGATTACCTATATACTACACCACATATGTACCCAAAAAGTTATGAACTTGAAAATGTAAAGGGGGTACCTGCCGGAGGAACAGTTGCAATTGATAAGATTGACACAACTAAAGGGATGGAAAAAATAAAAGAAGTTTATTCTTTATATAAAGCTAAAGGTTTAGTAGCTGAAGATTTCCCTGAGATTACTCTGAATCAAATGAGAATGAGGTTAGAGTATTTTAATCGTTATGTTATGGAGGCATATTCTAAAGAAGATATGTCAGTTTTAAATAATGTTGTTAATTATGAAAGAGCCATTACAAAGTATCGAAGAAGTATCTATCCTGATGTTGGAGATAACTGGTTTAATCAGTTTGTTGATGCACGTCAAATCTATGTTTTAAAAGATACTAAAGCAACCACGTTATATGGATTAAATCCGGACCTGGATGAACAAGGACGTAGAACTGCAATTTCAAAATTAAAAATCGCTATTGATGAGGGTAATAAATCACTACAAGATAACCCAACCTTTTTTCTTCCTGGTACTTATGAAATAGAAGGTAAATCAAATCCTTCGAAAATTGCGGTTAACATTAAGGCTAGTGACTTGACGGAAGATATTACGGACCCGGAGGTTATAGACTATAGGGCAACATACATTAAACGTAATGGTGGTAGTGACCCAACAGATGCCCAATTAAAAAAGTTTGAAGGAGATATTAAAGCGGCGTTTAAAGTTTCGAACAAAAGTTATAAAGTTGGGAAGGACGGAGAATTACAGGAAACTGACAACCCTTCAGTACTTATCGCCTTTGGAAATGTTTTTAAAAGTGCTAACTTTCAAAATGGTAGTTTTTTGGCTAAACTAGCAAAAATTGAAACGTCATATAAAAGACTTAAGGAAGAAATTGAAATAAAACTATCTGAGGCGTTAGCTAAAAAAATTATAAGTTCAGATGTGGGGTTAGGGTTTAGTCCAACAATGAATAATGTCTTAGCGGTAATATGTGCAAACGCTGAGGCGTTTTATAGATTAATGGATGAGACTCATAGAAGGGCGTGGGACGTTAGAGATAATCCGGTGAGGTTAACTGCAATTATGCCATCTGAAAAATCTTTTGGTGTTGACGCCTCCAAAGCGTCGTTAAAGACTGTTAAAGTTGATGGTAAAGCACCTACTTTACAAAATAGTCAAATAGTTTATCCGTGGCCGCAATACTTTATTGAAGAGACGGATGAAAACAAGGATACCAAATATACTTTAACTTATCCAGGTGACCCTGCAGTGGTTACCTCACTACAGGGGTGGAATCATAATGTTTGGCCTGAAATACAATTTACTGAGGAGTATATCACTGCTTCTTTAGAAAAAGACAAACCTAATATTAATATTAATTATGGTAATGAAACTCAAGTCTCTAAATATATTGGAATAAATTCAGTAGAATTTCCACTTAATGTGGTACCATACACCAATGAAGAGTATGTTTCATTTTTTTATGAGATATTTGAAAGAACATATTTTGGGGCTAACTATAGTAAAGTTGTTAGAAATAATAACTTTAGAAAGACATTATATAATGTATTGGCCGATTTTGAATCTTCAAACATTAAAGAAGGTGTGGATAATATTCCTGAATTAATGAAAATATTAAAGGAATTCAAATTTAATGCTTCGACCTTTAACCAATATCTTTTATCTATTTCTAATAATGGTGAGGGTAGTTATTTTGCTAGAAAGGTGAGAGACATATATACTCAAAATTATATAAAAGGATATGTTGAACATGATTTTGGTATCTATAGTCAAGAAAGTATGAATACAAATTCAGTTGAGGTTATATCGTCAACAGAGTCAGTAAAAGATTTAGAAACTTATATTACGGGAACGTCATCAAATGCAACTACGTTAATGGATGTATATCCATTTAATAACCTTAAATGGTTAAAAGAAAATATTTCTAACGGTAAAGATATATCAAACATTGATAGGGCTAACAGTACTACTGATGTTATGAATTTTAATATACTTAAAAAGACTATTGCCACATTTGACGACCAATCGTCTGATGATGTAAGATATAAAAATAATTTTATCACTTATTATCAATACGATAAGAACTACCCATCAAATCCAAATCAAAACACTAGTAATAATAGTGATAGTACCCAATATCAGACAAATGCTCAAGTTAAGGATTACTACTTAAACAGAGAAAATAAAGATTTTTACTTAACGGAAAGTCCAATAGATTATGGTACGGATTACAATACTGCAACAAATAATTTAACATCAATACAGACAACGTCTTTATTGAATACCCCGTATTTTACTAATGCAATATTAAAGGGGGTGTCGGGAGAAACTAATCAAGAGGTTAATCCGTATGTTGGTTTAGGGTATATCTATTTAAATTCGATACCACTACCTACATTAAGTGAGAAATATTTAACAAAAAATACTAGTGATGCGGGTGTTGATACAGTAAAATGGGGTGATAACATTTATGCGGGTTTAAGTAAGTTTGCGGCTATTCATAAAATACCTTACCTTTGGTTATTAAAATATGGTTCAATATGGCATAGATATAAAGAAGATAGAGTAGGTAATGGAGATATTCTTGATGGGATATGGAAGGATTTTGATTATGTTAATGCGTATGACCCAATTACTAACGATATAAATAAAGTTTATGATGTCCAAAACTATACAGGAGGAAGTACCACTTATGTACCTCAAAAAACTGAAATAGTTCCTGTACTTGTACCCAACATAATAAATCCAACACTTCCTGGTACACTTGTTAACTTTAACAAACAACTTACTAAAAATGGATTTTATCCTAAAGTGGTAAATGATACTTACAAATTCTTTACAGGTAAATCACCTTTAACGGGGTATACAAACACTGAAATGAATGACTTATTTAATAATGGTAAATTTAAATTAGGTAAATCACAAAGTAATTTTTTACCTGCGGGATATGACCAAGATAATGTACTTAATACTTTAAGTTATGATAGTTACTACCAATACTTTGATATTGAAGGTAACGTTAGTTTTGATTTTAATTTTACGGTCTCAGGTGAAAATACTACTTCACCAAAGATGTTAATAATACCATCTTCAGGTTATTTAAAATTTACACAAGCCCAAAGAGAATGTCTAAACTCGCAAGGTCACTTAACTCAAAATATTGATATTAATAATAAATCGATTCAAAATGGTAATGTTAGGTCATTGTGGGCCTCATCTAATTACGGGTATTATAATAATGAATGGATAAGAAAGCCCAAGACAAATCAATATATTAAAGTTATTGATACGGGGGATACTCAGCAAAATGCGTTTAATATTATTAATAAAGATAATGATGACCCATATAAATCTATTGAGGAAATTTTTGCAATTTTCTCTAAAGAGATGTTAGATGAATTTGAAAAACACTTTTTAAACTTTTGTAAAAAAGATAAGGACTATGAAGACATAGTGTTTAACCCATCTACACCTAACGATGATGAGTACTTAGGAGATTTTAATATTGAGTACAATTATAATATTGAAAAAGTAATGAAAAGTTTACTCATTATAGATAAACCTAAATTAACGGATAATTCAATAAATGATGTTAAGAGTATTTCAGATAATCAAATGGAGCAATTTGTTAACTTAAATAAAACTCAAATACAGGAAAGGGATATTATATTAAAAATAGGTAATCCAGGGAGGTTTAATAGAAGAGTGTTTGATTCATTTTCATCTATTGAGAATATTGTTCCCATAGACCCGATTGATTTTAGTTATTATAGAGAGAATACTGTTCCAACTGCAACAAACTCAACTACATTGGTTGCGAGCCAAGGAACATTCCCTGAAGTATGGGATGAATTATATTTACGTGTTGGTATGTATGAAGACTTTGACTTAATGTATAGTGATAATGGTTCATTTATTACTGACTTTTTCCCTATTATGGATATTGAGTTTACTAAAGAAAATGTTAGAGATTTGTCACAAATTATTAAAGTTTTTGCGACACAAAAAATGAATGACAATAATTTAAATAAAAGTGATTTTCAACAAACATTTGATGACTTTATGTCTGGTCAGGTAACATTTCAAAATGATATGTTAAACCAAATTTTTACTAATTTAAATAAAACGTTACCGTCAGTTAAGGTAAATAATACTCAATCAAGAATTTCCAAATTAGATGATAAGGAAGGGGCATTAAAAACTGAACTATGGGAAACATTTAAAAATTTTAATGATAGATGGATATCGGGACAAGATGTTAAAAACAAAACGTTGTTTGAACAATTCTTATTTTTGGATAAGGCAAATAGACCTATTGGTAATAAGGTTATTATTGACATTAATCAATTAAGGGGGTTTTTAAAAAGTAATTTAGCTCAAACAAGTGTATTGGACTTAATAGGGAGTATTTTAGAAAAAAATAATTTTATATTTATGCCTACACCGTCTTACGCTAATTTTTATGGTAGAAATGAAAGGGTAAAAGAAGGTATGCCTAATCCCGCATTTAGTGATGTGGCCAATAATACTTTTGGAACATTTTTAGAAGTGGACACACATACGTCTGAACCTAAATTATTGGCGATATATGTTGGTAAACCAGCCGAAAAATTAAATACGTCAGCTGAAAATGACAATTACTTATACGGAGACGATTCTTTCGATTTATCAATACCGTCACAAAGTGGAGTTAGAGCGTCAGAGGATGGTATCACTAATTTCTCAGATAGAAATAAAGTTGTTGCGTTTAATGTGGACTTTGGAATACAAAATCAAAGTATATTTAAATCAATTAATATTGATATGTCGCAAAGAAAAAATATTGCACCAACGTTTCAAGTACTTGCAGATATGGGTGCTCAGGCTGACGGACAAAAAGTTGCTCAACAGTCGGTAAGTTTATATAATTTTTATAAGGCGTCTAGTTATAATTGTAGTGTTACTTCTATGGGTAATGTTATGATTCAACCTACAATGTATTTTAATTTAAGGTATGTTCCGATGTTTTATGGTCCTTATTTAATAACAAGTGTTACTCATGATATTACTACTAGAGATTTCCAAACGAGTTTTGAGGGTGTACGTATGTCAAAATACTCACTAAAAATGCCTAATGGATTAATCTCTAGTGTTAATCGAGAAATTGTACAAAATTATTTATCGGAAGTTAGGAGAATACCTACACTTGCGGGTTCCACCTCGGATACAATTAATAGGTCGACAAACATAAAAAATAGTTCGACTAAGAGTGGTGCAAAAACTCAAATAGCAGATAATCAAAAATGTGTTGCAGTGCAAAAAATTAACAAACCTTATGTTGACATAACACGAAAAAGTATTACTCAGACTAAATTTAAAACTTTAATTGATGGGAGTAGTAATCTTAATAAAAAGGTAAAACAATTTATTTTTGGAGTTGGTTATGTTGAAAATGGTAAAGGGACTAATGTTGAGAGTATAAATAATAACCACTTCAACTTGAAAAACCTTAAAGAAAACGCTAGATGGACAATTAATTTTGAAGAACAGGTTTGTGTTAATGATAGTGACTATGCCGTACCATATCTTTCATTTAAATCGCCAGGAGACTCAATCATGTTTATGAATCAGGTGTGTTCACAGTATGAACAAATAATTGAGGCGTTTTTAGTTAATACAACAATAAATGGTAATTTATCTAAAACATTTGCATACTTATGGTATTATACCTTTAGATTTACTACTATGGATAAAGAATTAACTGCTGGTAGTAATATTGACGATTCAATTATTGCGTCAGTTAATCATGATTTAAACACAAATACTGAATCAAAACAACTTTTTGATACCGCTGAGTCGGTTTTTAAAACTAAAATAAATGTTTGGAATAGAAACTAATTTAAGAAAAAGAGCATTTATCGTATATTTATAAATAAAAGATTATGGATACTAAAGCATTATTAGACCAGTTTTTGTCAAAAGACACTAGAATAACTGAAAAAAATACGGGTAATGGTTACAAAGAAGTTTGTGATTTAGATACTGGAGATTGTTATACCGTAAGAATGAGAGATGGCCTTATAGAAAGAGTTGATAATTCTATGAAACTAAATAGGACTTTAAGAGTTGAAACACCTCACGGGGTAAAAACACTCTTGAACGGTTAAAAAAAAATACAAAATGTCTGTAGATAAGAAAATATTAGAAGAAATAAGTAAATATAATAATATTAACAAATATATTAGCGAGCAAGAAACTGATTTACCTGAACCAATTGAAGGTGGAGATGTTGACTTAGAAGGTTCCGAACTTGATATTGACGATGTACAACCTGTCGATGTTGAGTCTGACCCTGAAGTAGAAGTTGTGGGTGAACCTACATCTGAATTAAGTGGTGAAGAAAGCGGTACTGAAGAATTAGACATTACTGATTTAGTGACAACTCAAAAAGATATGTCTACCAAACAAGAAGAATATATGGATAGTATGATGGATAGGTTAAATGACCTAACTTCTAAATTATCTGATATGGATAAAATATTAGTTAAAATTAATAGTTTAGAAGATAAAGTGGATAAGTATCGTCAAAAATCTCCTGAAGAAAAATTACAATTAAGAAGTTTAGACAGTTATCCATATAATCAAAAGTTAACTGATTTCTTTATGGACAAAGGTCCTGATATGGAAAAAACGGGTAAAAATGAGTATGTTTTAACATCTGATGAGGTTGAAAATTATACTGATAGAGATATTAAAGACTCATTTGATGCACCATTAGAAAACGAATATTAACACCCCTTATATAATTTTTATAAAAACACTAAAAGACCATTTCGATGGTCTTTTTTTATTTGACTTAATGACTTTCTTTGTTATATTATAATTGAGTAAACGATAAATAATTAATAACAGAGAAAAAAGAAAAATTATGGCAAATGCATTAGACGCAGTATTAGCTCAGTACGAGAAGAATACTTCAAAATCAAACAATGGAAAACAATCTATCTCTCAAGAAGATAGACTAAAACGTTATTTCACGACTTATTTACCAAAAGGTACAAGTTCGGGACAAAAAAGAGTACGTATCCTACCAACACCTGACGGGTCATCACCTTTTAAAGAAGTGTGGTATCATGAAGTACAGATTGATGGTAAATGGACAAAACTATATGACCCAGGAAAGAATGACGGAGAACGTTCACCTCTTACAGAGGTCTACGAAGAACTAATCTCAACAGGTAAGGAATCTGACAAGGATTTAGCGAGACAATATCGTCCACGTAAATTCTATATCGTAAAACTTATCGATAGAGATAATGAAGACCACGGACCTAAATTTTGGAGGTTTAAAGATAACTACAAACAAGAAGGTATCTTAGATAAAATCATTCCAATATGGAAAGCTAAGGGAGATGTTACCGATGCTAATGAAGGACGTGATTTAATGGTCGAGTTATCAAAGGCTAAAACACCTAAAGGTATTGAATATACGGTTGTACAGACAGTTATGTATGACGACCCATGTCCAATACACTCAGATAAGACTCAAATGGATGAGTGGATGAATAATGAGTTAACATGGCAAGATGTTTACGCACAGAAACCTGTGGAATACTTAGAAGCAATTGCAAGAGGTGAGACACCTGTTTGGAGTTCTGACTTAAAGAAATATGTTTATGGTGACGATTCTTCTGAAGTGGTATTAGGTGGTTCAAACGAATCGACTAAAACCGAAGAGACTACTGACCCACAATCAAAAATGGGTGTAGATACAGACTTACCATTTTAATAACAACTAACATGATGGTGGTGACGACAGTGATGTCGTTACCACCTTTATCAAATTAAAAAATATGGCAATAAAGAAAAAAGATTTTAGTAGTATAAAGAAGAAGTTTTCTACATCCGCAAAATATAAACCGCAAAGGTTTTTTGATTTGGGTGAGGATTTCTTAGACGCGGTTGGATTACCTGGACCGGCAATTGGTCATTTAAATATGTTTTTAGGTCATTCAGATACAGGTAAAACAACAGCTTTAGTAAAGGCTGCGGTTGACGCACAGAAAAAAGGTATTTTACCAGTGTTTATTATTACCGAACAAAAATGGTCATTTGAACACGCTAAGTTAATGGGGTTTGAATGTGAAGAAGTTGTGGATGAAGAAACCGGTGAATTAGATTGGGACGGGTTCTTTATTTTTAATAATAATTTTAATTATATCGAACAAATAACCGACTACATCAATGAATTATTGGATGCTCAAAGTAAGGGTGAATTAGAGTATGATTTACTTTTCTTATGGGATTCAGTAGGTTCGGTACCATGTAAGATGACTTTTGATGGTAAAGGAGGTAAACAACATAATGCATCCACATTAGCGGATAAAATAGGTATGGGTATCAACCAAAGGATATCGGGTTCACGTAAAGCTGATTCTAAGTATGAAAATACTTTATTAATAGTTAATCAACCATGGGTGGCTTTACCTGACTCACCATTTGGTCAACCCAAAATTAAGGCTAAAGGTGGGGAATCAATATGGTTAAACTCATCATTAGTGTTTTTATTTGGTAATCAAAAAAACGCGGGTACAACAACTATATCTGCGGTTAAGAACAAAAGAAAAGTAAAGTTCGCTTCAAGAACAAAAATATCAGTAATGAAAAATCACATTAATGGATTGGGATATGCTGATGGGAAAATAATTGTAACCCCACACGGTTTCTTAGCGGGTAAGGAAAGTAGTGAAGAAAAAAAATCAATTGAAAAATACAAAGGTGAACAATCTGAGTATTGGAAAGAAGTCATTGGAGTGGAAGGTGACTTTAAGTTAGAAGAAGAAAAACAGGAAGTGTAACAATTTAACGCATAAAAAGTGGTTAAAACATTATTAATTGACGGAAATAATTTATTTAAAATAGGTTTTCATGGAGTTAGAGATTTCTATCATGAGGGTAAACATATTGGAGGTATCTATCATTTTGTCAATACAATCAAAAAGTTTCTTAATGAACACAATCACGATAAGGTAATTGTGTTTTGGGATGGGGAGAATAACTCCTCCCAAAGAAAACTTATTTCACCAGACTATAAGGGTAATCGCAAGCAAACTTTAAATGAAGCTAAAAAAGAATCGTTTGAGTGGCAAGTACAACAAGTTAAAGCTTATCTTGAAGAAATGTTTATCAGACAAGTTTCTGTTAAAAATACTGAAAGTGATGATTTAATTGCGTATTACTGTCAAATATCTGAAAACGAGTATAAGACTATATATTCTTCAGATAAAGACCTTACACAACTTATATCAGACAAAGTGGAGGTGTACCAACCAATGAAGAGAATAACCCTTAAAAATGGAGATTTAGTACCTTTAAAGGACATATCTATCCCTCACCAAAACATATCAACATTTAAGATTATATCAGGAGATAAATCCGATAATATTGACGGTATCCGTTATATGGGAGAAAAAACATTTGTTAAGTTATTTCCCGAAATAGTTGATAGTGTTGTAACTATTGATGATATTTTAAAACGTGCAGAGGAACTACATAAAAATGATAAAGACAATCGAGCATTACAAAATTTACTCTCAGGTAAAACTAAAAGAGGAATTTATGGTGAAGAATTTTTTATAATAAATAAAAAACTCGTAGATTTGTCTCAACCATTATTAACTGAAGACTCAAAAGAAATAATTAAACAATACCATACGGAAAATTTAGACCCTGATGGTAGAGGTTATAAAAACTTAATGAGAATGATGATGAAAGATGGGATTTTTAAGTATCTACCAAAACATGACAACGCGTGGGTTGAATTTTTAACCCCTTTTATGAAATTAACAAGAAAAGAAAAAAGAAGATTTAAAACTAAAAAACGTTTAATATGAAAGAAAAAACAGAAACAACCAAATTAGAGTTCTTAATGACTCTAAACAACAACTTTGTTGTACAGAGGTACTTTAATGTTCGTGGGTATAATCCTAAGGCGAGAGGGAGTGTTGAACTTTATGAGGTAATTAGAAATGCCGCTGAAGTAATCCAAGAAGATTTGAAAATCAAATCATCTAACTACCTTTCAGAAAATATGGGTCAAATTATGGTTAATCCTGAAATTTTAGAAACATCAAATACTGAAGGTGATGAGTATTTTAACATCTATCTTAAGATAGGAGATGAGACAATTTGTCATAGAATTTGGGACGCTAAATTATACCCACCTAAGACTAGATACACTGTGGATGTACGCCCACACCTAAAAAAGTTACTTCGCGAGTTAACTGACACTTTCTCAAGTGAAAATTTAACTTACAAGTACATGGAGCATTCACTAATTCACCCATATTTATAATTTACAAACACAGATTAAAACTCAAAAAAATATGTCAAAAGAAAAGAATTTTGGTTACCTCGGTAATACATTTCAACTACAAATACTTAACAATATTATCCTTCATAAGGATTTTGCAAGTTCTATTGTAGATGTGTTGGAACCTAAGTACTTTGACAATCAATATTTTAAGTTAATCATGCAGATGACCAAGGAGTATTATCACAAGTACGAACACGCTCCTTCGTTCTCAACACTTGAACAAATTACAAAATCAGAAGTTACGTCACCTATGGCCCAAAAAATGGTCTTAGATATGATTACTCAAGTAATAGACGCACCTGATGATGGATACCAATACGTTCAAGAAAAGGCGTTAAAGTTCTGTAAACAACAAGAATTACAGAAGGTAATGACTAAAGCTCAAAAAATTATCGATAAAGGTGATTTTGAATCTTATGACCATTTAGAAGAAATGGTAAGAGAAGCTTTACAAGTTGGTGAAGTTGATACGGGAACTGCGGATGTTTTTTTTAATTTAGATGAGGTTTTGGATGATGATTTTAGACATCC